GCGCAAGTATTGATACAGCAGTAAAAGAAATTGAGCCAGATTATTTTATTAATTTTGCCGCAAATAGTTTTGTTGGCATAAGCTGGAAGATGCCAGAGCAAGTTATGAATGTAAATGCTCTTGGTGTTTTGCGTTGCCTTGAAGCTATTCGTAAATTCAAGCCAGACTGTCGATTTTATAGCGCAGGATCAAGCGAAGAGTGGGGCAATGTTGATTATAGTCCTCAAGATATTAATCATCCAATCAAGCCTCGTAGCCCATACGGAGCCTCAAAAGCGGCAGCAAGACATCTTGTAAAGGTATACAGGGAATCTTATAACATGTACGCTGTTCATGGTATTCTTTTTAATCACGAAGGAACAAAGCGTGGAGAAGAATTTGTAACAAGAAAAATTTCAAAAGGTGTAGCTAGAATCAAAGACGCCCTTGAATCTATGATTTTTAAAGAAGAAGCTCCAGATCCTATTGAACTTGGAAACCTTGATGCCAAAAGAGACTGGTCAGATTCCAGAGATTTTGTAGAAGGAGTTTGGTTGATGCTTAATCAAGATTCTCCAAAAGATTACATTCTTTCCAGTGGAGAAGCTCATAGCATCAGAGAGTTTATTGAAAAAGCTTTTGCTGTCGCAGGAATTAAAGGGTCTTGGCGTGGAGAAGGTCTTGAAGAGATTTTTGTAGATGGAGATCAGGTCTTGGTAAAAATAAATCCAGAGTTTTACAGACCAGCAGAAGTCGATCTCCTTTTAGGAGATTCTACTCCAATTCGCAAAGAGCTTGGCTGGGAGCCGAAAATTTCATTTGACAAATTGGTAGAGTCTATGGTACAATATGACCTAGATGAAACCAGACGCAACTAAATGTCAACTTTTAGTTGAATCAATGTTAGAGGGTCAAAATATTATTTGGCCCGTTCAAATCCCTGTAGCGCAAAAGCTTATTAGTTTTTGCGACGATCTATCTTTTTGGCTCAAAGTCAAAAACGATCTAGATGTTCAGATATACTCTCTTAAGTTTTTTCTTTCTGCCCCAATGAAGAAGAAGCTCACGGAGGAGAAAAAAAAGTTTTTTCTTGACAAAAAGCCAAAGAAGGAGTATACTCTACAACAAGACAAAATAGGCGAAGACACGGAGAAGAGCAAAAAGAAAATCAAAACTTTAAAGGACTTTTTAAAAAATGGGTAGAAAGAAGAAAGAAACTCAGGAAGGTGGGCTTACTACGATGGATCAACTCCAAGCTTACCTTAAAGAAACTAAGGGTGATCATTATAACTATTCCGAAAATTTTAACTACAAGGTTAAAAGCGGAAGTTTGATTTTTGACGTAGCAACAGGTGGAGGAATTGGCCCCGGCTTGGTTAGAGCGACAGGGGTAAGCGGTGGTGGTAAAACTAGCTGTGGTCTTGCTGTTGCTAGAAATTTTCAGCAAACTGTAGAAAATTCTATGATTATCTACATCAAAGCTGAAGGTCGCCTATCTGATGACATGATTGCTAGGTCAGGAGTTGACACAAGTCCAGAAAAGTGGTTTGTATACAAGTCAAACATCTTTGAACCTGTTATGCACTTGATCAGTATGCTCATCAAGAACAATCCAGAAAATAAAAAGTATTTTTTTGTTATTGATTCTATGGACGGACTTATTCGTAAAAGAGAAATGGATAAGTCTTATGATGAATCTCAGCAAGTTGGTGGAGGAGCAACAATTACTTCAACCTTCTTGAAAAAGATGAACTTGGCGATCACGGAAGGTGGACACATTTGCTGGATGATCTCTCAGGTGAGAGCAACTATCAAAGCTGACCCAAGGCAAAAGCTGGACCATAGACTAACTAATGCTTCAGGAGGCAATGCGGCTACTCACTTTGCTAACTGGATTTTTGAGTTTCAGCCGACTTACAAGGATGATAAAATCACAAGAAAAATAAAGGGAGAAGATAAAATTGTTGGGCATTGGGCGAAGATTGCCTTTCAAAAAACAGAAAATGAAACGGCTGGAGAAGTTATTAGATATCCAATCTGTCATGGCAGAAGCAACGGTGAAAGCGTATGGATTGAATACGAGGTCTTTGATTTGCTTTTAGCTTGGGATATGATAAAAAAGGCTGGAGCTTGGTTTTCTCCTACTCAGCCTTTGACAGAGTTAATGCAGGAGCATAAGCTAGAGTTCCCAGAAACACTTCAAGGAGAAGCGGCAGTTCTTTCTTATCTGCAAGAAAATAAAAATGTAACAAGTATTCTGACAGAACACTTTAAAGAAATTCTTTTGCCGTGAGATTAAAAAATATATATGGCCGCTATATAAATAAAAATGTTGAAAAATACAGAATAGATTGGGAAGAAAAATCAAGAAGTAAAGCCCAATTTAGGACCAAGGAATTCCTCAAGCAGTATTGGCAGAATGATATTGTTTATGAGGAATTTCCAGTTTATGGCACTAGAATGAAGGTCGATATTGTTAATATGACCAAAAAGATCGCCATTGAGGTCCAAGGTAATCAACATTACAGTTTTAATAAACATTTTCACAAAAATTCCCGATTAAAATACTTGGCCTCCCTCAAAAGAGATGTTAAAAAGCTTGAGTGGTTGGAACTAAATGATTTCACAGTGGTTGAAATTACGGAAGACGAAACCAAAAACCTCTCGCGCAAACTCTTTGAAGAAAGCTTCGGCATAAGCCTTTATTAAGATGATTTATTCTTTAGAAATAGAAAGACATGTTTTGGGTGGCATTTTAAAGCACCCAGACATCTTTCCAGAAATTGAAAGATTTGTAACTCAAAACGATTTTTATAATGAAGTAAATTCTATCATTTTTTCTGTTCTGCGCGACCTTATTCTTTCTGACAAGCATATTGATAAGGTTATCGTAGCTCAAGCTATCAAGAACCTCGGAATTCACGTTAATGAAGATATTAACATCTTCGATTACATAGAGTCGATATCCTTCACTCAAATCAACAGAAAAGGAGCCATAGAAGCTTCTAAAGAGTTGGTTAAATTTAGAATCAGAAGAGAAATTTACGGAGTAGCAAAAGAAGTAGGGCAATATGTAAAAAAGACTGACGAAAAAGACGTTGATAAAATTATTTCTCATACTGACGCAGTTTATAATTCAAAAATACGCTCTTATGATTTTGAAGACGAGCCAGTAGATGCCTTTGAAGGTCTTTATGAAATGGTCGAAGAAAGAGGGGACAACCCTCAAGAAGACACGGGAATTGAAACTCCATTCCGATATTTTAATGAGATGTTCGGGGGCTTGAGATCAAAGAATATTTACGCAGTAGTAGCAAGACCGGGACAAGGTAAAAGTACATTTCTTTCTTACATGGGTTATGGAGTAGCAAGAAAGAATAAAGTTAAATGCCTGTATCTTGATACAGAAATGTCAACTGAAGAGCAGCAATTCAGATTGGCAGCTAGTGTTACTGGTGTTCCGCTTTGGTATATTGAAACGGGTAACTGGAGAAGAAATCCAGAATTTGTAGAAAAAATAAGAAACGGACTTTCTTCTATCAAAGAGTCTGGATTTTACCACATTCATGTTGGAAATAAAAACATTGACCAGCTTTGTTCATTGGTTCGCCGCTGGTACTATAAAAACGTAAAGCGTGGAAATAAATGTTGCATTTTTTACGACTACGTAAAGCTAACTGGAGAAAATGTAGGACAAAATTGGGCAGAGCATCAGGCTATCGGTGAAAAAATTGATAAATTAAAAAAACTCTCTGAAGAATTGGATTGCCCAATCTTCACAGCTATGCAAATGAACAGATCTGGAGAGAACCAAAACAGGAACTCAAATCAATTCTCAGACGACTCTTCAGCAATTGCGTTGTCTGACCGCTTGCAGTGGTTTGCTAGCTTTGTAGCTATCTTCAGACGTAAAACTCTAGACGAAATGGAGGAAGACGGAGAATTCGGCACACACAAGCTCGTTCCTATTAAAACAAGATGGCAAGGCAGAGAAGCTGCTGGTCATCATGATCGAATCAGAAGAACTTTTCAAGATGGAACTCAGCGGTGGGTAAGTAATTATCTGAATTATGACGTAAACAATTTTTCTGTTGATGAAAGGGGTAGTCTACAGGAAATTATCGAGGCTCAACAAGAGCATCACGAAGTAAATGATGAAAATTTTAACGATGGAGACATTCTGTAATGGATTTGAAAGAAGTTTTAATTG